TACCAGTACGCTTATCTAGTTTATTAGTTGGATTATAATTATAATAAACTCCGTTGCCACTATACATTCTGGCCATAAATTCTTTAAATACTGGGTCAAAACCATCTATGTCTACGCCTGGTTGTAAAAAATAATTCATATCAAAATCATATAAATATCCTTTTTCCCATGCACCAGTAATTAAACAATATTCTTGCGGCATTAATTGTAATGTATATTGTGGGTTATTTATATCATTATTATTTCGCAACCAATAAAAAGCTGTTTCACTACGCATCATTTGACGCACAACTTTTAAAAACTCTTTCTTATAATTAAAATGAGTTAAAAATTCTTCAACCTTTTGTTTATCTTTTTTATATTTAGGAGTGCTAAACTCACTTTTATTTTTAACATTAACACATGTATAAGATAAATCAAAAGATAATATATTGGCATAATATTCAAGCAATCTTTTGAATGTTATCTCTGCCAACTCCATCCACTCTTGATAATTCCTAAGTTCTTTAGCATTATTTTTTGCATTTCCTAATGCTTTTACTAAAGCATCATAAGTCGGAGTTTTAGGGTTGTTATTAAGATTAATTAAATTTTGATTTAACAGAGAAGGGGTAAACATATTATTTACATTTAACAATGTATCACTAAACGCAACCGCAACTTCTTTTAACCATTCTGCTTGTTCAGCAGAAAGCATTTCATGAAAATCATTTGCCAACCTTATTATACCCCCTTTCTTTAAACTAACATTATATTCTTCCAAGCATCTTCATCAAATTCTTCTACTTGGTCTTGTTTCGATAATTTATTTTCTAATATATTAAAAAACATATTTCCATATGCCAAAGTAACAATACGGTCTTTGGTAAATGAACGTGGTTCTTTTAACTTTATTTTACCTTCACGCACTTCTTGCCGTAGAGAGATAGCTTCTTGTACTAAAAATTCCGTTTGAGTGAATGGTAATTTTTCTCTCATACGTTCTGTACTTGTCATCTTAATATAATCTTTACGTTTTACTAATTCAGTATCAAAAGAAACATCATCTATTAATAAACGTAATTTATTATCAACCATAGATGACCGTAATGCTCTCCACATTTTATCATTAAATTCTAAAGAACCTTGAACTGGAACCACAACAGGTTTTGCTTTTGGGTCAACAGTTCTTGAAGCTAAATCATTAATCTTGGCTTCCGTTAAAAAATGAAGTTTATTATCTGTAACAACAGTAAATCCACTACTATCCCATATATTATTATCTCTTGTAGGATGTATATATGGTTTTGTTAATGCAGTATATCTATCTTCTCCACCTGAACGTAAATCAAGAACAATATAATCAGCTTGATAATCATAAAACAATTCTCTTATCCTACGTTGTGTTAATTCAGATTCTCCACCACTTAAAGTTTCAAGATAATCTAAATTACGAATCATTTCACCTTTATCATAAAAACCACTTTGACATTCTATAACAGTATTATCGTTTGCCTCATATTTATTTACGGTATTAGAAAACGCAAAGTCAATTACAATAAGTCTAATTTCATTAGATTTTTTATCTCTATTTTGCATCTTAATACCATTAATAAATTCTGTTTCTGTAGGTGGTCTAAAAGCTTTATGCATCTTTTGACATTTACGTAATAACTCTAATGGGAAATATGCATTTTCTGCTTCACCTAACGCTTCATTAAGATATTCCATACGAATATCAGCCTCAGATGTAGTCTTCTGGATTTTTTGCCACTCCCCCACGGTTTTGAGCCCGTAGCGTAAGCTTGTATATATATCAGCCGCAAAGAAATTATAAGGGACACTCTTGTTTAAAAAAGATTCTTCTACAACTCTCTTAAACAATCTGTAATACCACTCAGCTTTATAACGTGCTGACGTTATATATATAGATATACCTTCTTCATAATATGTACTATCTTCTGAATATTCTTCTTTTTGAAGATATATAGGTTGACGAGGATGAAGCATCGGTGTTATGTTCGTATAAGGTCGCAACGCTTATACCGTTCTCTTATGAACTGCTTATATTTTCATATAAGACCAGACTATATGTTTTTCTTTTATTCTATATCTTTTATAATTTCACAATATTTATTATCTGTAGTACACAAATAATAAATAGCTTCTTGTAATTCTCCTATGGTTGGTGCTTCATAATTCCCTTTTATACGAATAATCTTAAATCCTTCTTGATATACAAATGCATCTCTATTAGCATCTTGCTTTTTTCTATTTTTATGCCAATACTGACCATCATATTCAATGTCAATCTTGCAACCATTGACATCTATCATACAATCCATACAAATTCTATCGTATATATATGATGGATGTGCATTATTACCATATAAAGATATTAACATATCGCACATTATTCTTTCAACTTTAGATGTTGGATAATGACCATTGGCTAGTCTTGTTCGCCAATACTTATTACCAAACTCATCAGTTTGAGAATACCAATCTACACCATATTTTTTGCGCATAGTATTATGATATTTTTGTTTACTTGCAGGACATTGTATAGTATATTCTACACCATATATATCCATCATAGACCTTTTAATCTTTTGTTTAATATCTTCGTTTTTAAAAACACAATTACACCCATATTTTTTTATATTAGTTTGTTGTGTCTTTAAACTTCGACATTTATAAGAAGAACAAGCGTCTATTGTGTCATCTTTATCATGTCTACTACGCCACTCTTTATATGTTTTTGTATACTCTTTACCACAAAAATCACATTTTACTGTTATTATTGCAGTACAAGATTTTGATAAATCATTTATATCAACTTCAAACTCATCACCACATTGTGTGAAACGATATCCTAAATCCACATATCGTTTTTTATTAGCGTTATTCCATTTTAATAATGTTGTTTTACTTACTATCATTTTTAAATTCACTAATATATAATAAAAGAAATCAAATTTTTCCATTGCCATTAGCTTGCAATGTACTCCGACTCAATCGGATAGTCGTTGAAGGTCTTCCATATATTATAAATAATACTTAGGACTTTCCCTGCTGAACTTCCATTGTTGCTAAATACTTAGGATTTAACCTTATATTCATCTTGTATCTTTTTTCTGTTTTCACAACCATTCAGTTTATTGTTTCCAATTACTGTTTAGGCATACAAGCTTTAGGATTTACCAGCAATTAACTTGAAGTACGTACCAATTACTTGATACGCAGAGCCTACTTACTCAAAAATACTATCAACATCACCCTTTTTAAGCAGTCTACATTCTTCATATACAAGTAATGTAGCTCTCGAACCTCTTGATGAATCAACAGGTGGTAATACTTTAATAGAACTACCATTAAAGAAATTAACTTCAACTTCATCTTTAGAAGATTTAATAGTTATCATACCCTTTTCATACATATATTTTAATACAGGTGATAACTTTTTAATAAGTTCATTTTTAATTTTATGCTCGACCATTTTACGACCCTGTTCAAGAGTGGATGCTGTAATAACAGCTTCAGTATATGGTTTTAATAAACAAACACAAATACAATAAAGAGCTACAATAAAACTCTTAGAACTTGCCCTGCTACATATACCAAACCAAACTTGACTTATGCCCATCATATAAAGCATAATACGTTGAAACGGTCTTAATTTTATCCTTAATTTATCTTCGGCATATATATCAATATTACGTCTATAAAATGTTGTCCATTTTTTTATTTGGGTTTTACGCTCTTCTTCTGTTAATTTAGGTTTAATAGATTTATCGGTTTCACGCTTCATACGAATAACTTTATTTAAATCTTTACGGTCATTCGTCATTCAATATATCCTTATTATCCTCAACCCAATCTTCTGTGTCTTCTTTCTCAATATTGTAATCTTTAGACCCAGTTATAAGATTAAGAAGTGGACGCTTAATTTCTCTTATCTATCCAGCATGAATACCTCTAAAATCTTTATACATATTTTTATCTTTATAATATTCAGCAGGTTCTTCATTCTCCATTAGCCAAATATCATATTCAATCATTTTTTCAACATCAGTTTTTTGTCGCTCAACTTCAAACTTATCTATACCCAAAGCTTTCATCATGTCTATCTGACGTTTCATAGCTTTATCAACATCATTACCTTCCCAAATATCAAGTTCGGCAAGACATAAATTTCTATATAATTGTTCTTGAGCAACATCTAATTCTTTATTTTTAACATAAGAAGCCCATCGACTTTCAAGATACTGTAATTGTGTAGTATCTTTATCTTCTCCCCATCTATAACGCAATTCTTTTTGTTCTTCTTCAATAGCCTTTTCAGACTTCTGAATAGAAGCTATATCTTTAAAATCTACATCTGTACCATCAAAGCCAGTCCATGCTTCTTTTTCAGCTTTGGTTTTATTAGCTTGAAAACATCTCGTATAATTACCCCAATAACTTTTAGTTTTATAATCTTTGATATTGGTCATATACATATTATATAGCTTTCTTACAAATGGCACACCCATATCTGCACAAGTATAAAATATAGCCGCTTCCATATTGCGATATTTTTTTAAATAATCTTGTGCAATTTTATTACTGCATTCTCTACAATATGGTTGTACTCCATTAGCATGTCTAGGATTTGGAGATTTATAAAAATCTTCTATTGGATACATTCTGCCACAACCTATACAGAAACTTTCTATAGGTTTTATAGTTGCACCTTTTTTTGGCATATAACCATCTCCTTTTATTCTAAGCAATAAAAAAGATAGCCATATAGACTATCTATTTTAATCAACAATTATTTCTATTACACATCTATCTTCATCGTATATAATTAACGTTTGACTTGGCTTAGTTACCGCTCTAAGATTTAAAGCATATTCATCACTGCCACAAAGACTACCATTAACAGTTACATATATATTTGATTCATTTATATCTTTATGCGCATGTGTATGTCCTAAATGTATTTCATCTGGAACGCATTTATATATTTTACTAAAATCTTCGATAACTTGGTTTACCTTATCATGTTGTCCATGAGCTAAACAGATAATTTTATTATTAAATGTATATTTAACAAAATCTAAACCACCAGATGTTGTAATAGTTATATCCTTATCTAATTTTAATTTAAGAAATTCTGGAATTAACATTTCCATATTTTCTTTATTAATAGATTCTTTTTTATTTGGAATAAGTCTACCATGATTGCCCAACGTAGTAATTACTTTAATACTACGTACATAAGGTTTTAATTCATTAATAAAATACGCTAACATATTTGACACAATAACAATTTGTGAAACCGCATCTTCTTCAGATTGTATTCTATTACTTACATTAATAATTCCATGCGACATATCACCATTTATCTCAATTGCCAAATCTGTA